TGATGATGGTGGTGATGATGATGATGGTGGTGGTACTTCTGCTATTTCTCCTGCTGACGACATTGCAATTTAATAATAGTTAATTTATTTGAGTTTATACTTTATATATATAATACAAATATAAAAAAAAACCTTGTAAAAGTAAATCGTTTAATTCGTAGAATTTAAATAATTTAAATATTGCAAAGATTCAAGCACGTACCAAAAAACTGAAAAATGAATTTAGAACTCTCTAAATTTGATATGCGTTCGATCAGTTTCAAACCGAACGAGAACAAGGGGCCTGTTATCGTCCTCATCGGGCGCAGAGATACCGGGAAAAGTTTCCTCATTCAGGATCTAATGTACTACCACCAGGACATCCCCATCGGGACCGTGATTTCGGGAACGGAGGCGGGGAACGGGTTTTTCGGCGAACATGTGCCTAAACTGTTCATCCACGACCAGTACAACACGGCAATCATCGAAAATATCCTGAAACGCCAAAAGGCCGTTCTGAAACAAATGAAAAAGGAAATCGAGGCGTACAAGAAATCGTCCATTGATCCCCGCACCTTCGTCGTTTTAGACGATTGCCTCTACGACAATAAATGGACCAAGGACATTATGATGCGGTTACTTTTTATGAACGGGCGTCATTGGAAGATAATGTTAGTCATCACAATGCAATATCCGCTCGGTATCCCGCCGAATTTGCGCACGAACATCGACTACGTTTTTATTCTTCGCGAACCATATATCGCGAATCGAAAACGCATCTACGAGAATTACGCGGGCATGTTTCCCACATTTGAGAGCTTCACTCAGGTAATGGACCAGTGCACCGAGAATTACGAGTGCCTGGTCATCAACAACAACGTGAAATCAAACAAGCTGCAGGACCAAATTTCGTGGTACAAGGCGCAACCGCACGGACCGTTCAAACTTGGCTCGAAAGAGTTCTGGGAAATCTCGAAAGATATGAATTCCGACGACGAGGAGGAAAGTTACGACCCGTCGAACGTGAAAAAGAAGGGGCAGGGACCTCGAATCAAGGTAAATAAGACGAAATGGTAAAAAGCGCTCACTGCGTGAGCGCTTTTGTTACAAAAGTATTTGCAATCTTGCTTTTGCAACCTCAAAGGCAAGATTCACTTATTCATTTTCAAAATTTTCAAAATAAATATATCGCTTTTAAAATGCTCGCTTTCAAAATATAAACAGTTGTTCTCAAAACAACTTAAACTGAATCCGTTATGTTAAGTATAAACCCAATCTAATATAATGACCATGAACTCCACGCAACAACAGCAGGATCTGAATATCATTGACCTCATTGAGAAAAACCCAATCACCAGACTGTCACAGGAATACAATAGCAGACTATTGACGAAAATTCAGGAATCATTTACTGGATTTGAGCAACAATTGTTTGTGAGTAGTTTTTATTGCTACCTGAACTATGATAAAAATATGGATTTTGTTGTTGATTTGAACAATATATGGAAATGGTTAGGATTTCAACAAAAAGTAAATGCAGTGACCGTATTAGAAAAACATTACAAAAATGATGTGGATTATAAAATTATTTCTTCTCTTGGAACAACTCAAGAAACTCCCAAAAGTCATGGCGGCCAAAATAAGCAAACCATCACGTTGACTGTTCGTTGTTTCAAGTCGCTGTGCCTGAAATCTCAAACAAAAAAGGCATCAGAAATCCACGAGTATTACATGAAAATGGAGGAGGTTCTGCACCAAATTGTAGAAGAAGAGACTGATGAATTAAAACAGCAACTGGAACAAAAAAACGCCGTCATCCAAGAAAAAGAAAGCGTGATTCAATCCACGAAGAAAGATAAGCAGCGGGCCGTGGAGCAGGCGATCATTGGACAGTTCCAGTTGAACACGGAGTGCATCTATTTGGGAACCATAGACAACACGAACGCCGAAAACGAAAAGCTGATTAAATTCGGCCACACGAACGATCTCTCCACGCGCGTGATGGACCATCACAAAAAATACCAAAATTTCGTGCTGGTTGCCGCATTTCGAGTTCAAAACAAGGTGGAAATAGAGAACCTGATTAAAATGTATCCGAAAATCAAGCGCAATATTCGCAGCATTGAAGTGAGTGGCAAAAACAAAACCGAAATTATTGCATACGACAGCACTAATTTCACGATTGAGCGATTGAAGAAACACATCGCCGACATCATTCATTCACGCACCTACAGCATTGACAATTTCAACCGACTGATGCAGCGAAATGAGGTGCTTGAAATCGAGAACCCTGAATTGAAAAAAATGGTGGCAAAGCAGGCTCTGGAACTGACCGAAATGAGGGAACTCGTGGCTAAGCAAAAAGAGGCGCTGGATGTGGCTGCGACCGATAACCAGTCCGTGTATCAAAATGTGCTGCTGCCCGAAGACGAACTCACGCAAAAATTCAACGAATTCATCAATGTAGCGTGCATTGTGCGCCCCGATGTGGAAGAGTCGTCGGTCAGCATGGAGGGGCGATTCAGGCTATGGTGCCAAACCAAGCCGACCAAGGAAACGTTTCATGCGCTGAAGAATTATTTGGATGTGCGTTTCAAAGCAAAGCGCATTCGCGGGGTGCACGGCTACCTCGGCGTGAAACTAAAAACGGTGAAATATGAAAAGATCTCCGTCTCCGATGCAACAAAATCGTTGAATCTGCACCTGAACCTGAACCCGAATGTGGAGACGTTCCTGTTTGAACGATGCCAATTTTCAGATTGCGGCAAGATTTTGAATTCGGTGTTGCTGAAAGAGTACCAAAAGTGGAAACAAACGATTGGGTTGGGGGAGGGGTTTGAGGGGGGGTTTGAGGGGGCGCTTGTCGCCCCCTCCGATATGAAGCATTTGAAGGCGTATCTGAATGCGTCGCCGCATGCGCTGAAAGCGACCGTGTGGACCGAACAGGGGAACAATGAAGGGTATTATGGCATCTCGTTACGCGAGGATTACTATGCGACCACTAATAATACCAGAAACACCTTCTCTGCGACCACCGGCAAAAAAGTGGAAAAGAGAGAAGCGACCACGCACCAGTTGCTGGGCTCATGGCCCACAATTGCAAATGCGGCGTTAACGGAAGGGCTGTGTGCCGCAAAAATGAGCAGATACGTCAAAAATAAAACGGTTGTCGCCGATTATTATTACTGTCTCTGCCCGGGATGATGATAAAATAAAAATACTAAAAAAATTGAATTGTTTTTATAAGTGATGTGTATTGATGCAGCGACAGCAACAAACGACAGACGACAAACGACAGACAATGATCATTACCTTCCAGACGAGCGCAATTCACGCATTTCTTGACGCATTTGCAGGAAGACCCGGTATGATGCACTACGACGACAGCAAGCCCGTGAAGATTTCCGAAAGCAACCGCGATTTCGTGTGGCCGTTGGAAATGCAGCAGGGCTTTATTATGAGCATTTTGACCGGACTGCCGATTCCCGCATTCACGCTGGTCAATGGCGAGATTGTGGACGGTGGAAACCGCTCCACTACCCTGCACAGATTCCGAAACGGCGAATTTACGGTGAAGGTATCTGAAGCACTATTGCACACCGTCAATGCCAGTGCCGATGCCGACAGCGCCGCCAATGCAGCATTTCAAGCCGGCTCTGATGCGGAAACGCGAATTATGAATTACGAGGCGGTGTGCTATAACCGAAATCTTGTACGCAAATGGGATAGTGCTATAATTATGCAACAACTGATCACCAACGCCACAAAGGATGAATACTCCCAAATTTACGAGAACCTGAACAAGGGTATAATGCTCACGTGCGGACAGCTGATGGAGAATCGAAAACATCGCCCGTGGGTCGCTGTAGCAGACAGCATCATTGGACGCGGTGGAGTTGGGTATCAAGATGCTGCCCTGATGTCGCTTGTATATCGTGTATGGTCTCGTGCTTTCAAACCAACTGCATCGCGCAGAGAACTTGCATTTGCGTTTCAAGTCCTCGTGAGCGCTGAACTGGGCCCACAGCACTTTCACTCGAGATTTCAGCGCCACGTTCAAACGATTATGAGCGATGTGGCTCCTACCACCACTCGTTTTCGGACCATTCTTGAAATGATCGACTCCTGTGACGAAGCTCGCACCATTCCGAGTCAGAAGAAAAAGACCATCTTCACCAAATTCATTGGCGCGATCATCTACGATTTGCATACCCCCGAACTGAGTCACGAGGCGTGGCGCGAAAAGTGGTCGTCATTCATTACCCAGGCTTACAACCGCATTGCAGCGGAAGATGTGACAAATATTATTGACAACATTACAGGTGAAATTACGTGGGGGGTTCCAACCGCCGAACGAATCGGACACATTTCGCGAAACGTCGCAAGGTTCCTGGACGCGGCATCGGCAGCATCAACCGGCGATGAACATATATAATATTTTGAATTACTATTAAAATTACTATTAAAATTACTATTAAAATGTGTTGGATAAAAAATAAAAACTTAACTTTTTTATTTTTTATCGGTTGTCTTGCAATCGCAATCGCAAAACAATATTCTACTCGCGCTTCTGTCTCTGCAAGATCTCGCTCAAGCCGTGATCGCTGTCATTCGATGTAACGATATTCTCGCCTTCAAACAGCTGCGAGCGAACCTGGGCCGCGGTGCTGTAGAGCTCATCGTCGTTGAGGTGAGCGACATTCACGAGCTCGCCATCCTTCGACAGCGTTTGCGTCAGCTTATTGCCCGATTTCTCCGCATTGCGCTGATTCTCCTCCATCGCCTTCTGTTTCGCATCCTTTACGCGCTTGTCGAATTCCGACCGGGCTTTCTCCTCGTTCGTCTTCTTCTCCGACATGAGCTGGTTGAGCGTCTCTTCCATATACTCCACGCGCCCGGTCTTGTACGCCTCGGGGTGGAACGGCATCCACATTCCCACGGGGCCCACGTACACGTCGTGATTGGGATCGACTTCGCGCAGGAGCTTGCAGCGCAACTCGGCCTCTTTCTGCGTGGCATACACGCCGCGCACTTTAAGGCCGCGAATGGATGTTTGGAAATCGTGGCGCGAATTAAATTCGGCCTCCAGCTGTTCCTCGTGATTGTCGACAAACGTCTTGAATTCATCGGCGATGGCCGTCTTTAGAAGTTCTGGTTTTTCTTCTTTTACGAAAGCCTGCAGATCCTCGGCCAGTTTGTTGAAATCGAGTCCGTACTTGTACGAGACGAAGTTAAGGAATTGGGTGTACTTTTCAACGGCTTTGCTGAATTCCCAGACTTTTAGGAATTCCCTGAAATAAAAATGCTCCTTCTGTTCCAAAATATCCTCGGGCGAAACAAAAGACAGGCACGCGAATTTTTGTCCGGCGATGGCTTTATCCTCTTCCAGCAAATCGACGTAGTTTGGGCTGGACTTCGGGGTAACTCCGTTTGACGAAACTGATGATGATGATGATGACATTGTTGTTTGTATATATGTACGTAAAATACATTTTAACGTTTTAAGTATTTTTTAGGTTTATTTGTTTTGTTTATCATTCAAAATAAAATATTTTTTTCTTTTGAATGTTTATAAATATATCACATAATTATATATACATATAAATAAAAAACAAATGTCCGGCATGTTTGATTTAGGCGAACTCGTGAAACGCACCATTAAGTATTTGGTCGAAGGCGTCATGGTTGCAATTGCAGCGTACGCCATTCCCAAACGCTCACTGAATTTGGATGAGGTTGCGCTCATCGCACTCACCGCGGCGGCAACGTTTAGCATATTGGATACGTACATTCCCAGTATGGCCGTTAGCGCGCGCACCGGTGCCGGCTTCGGTATCGGCGCCAACCTCGTCGGATTCCCCACCCCCTTGAAG